ATCAGGTGGACTAGGTAGCGCAAGTCACTTTATGTACGACCGCTTGCGTGGAGTGGCACAAGCATTGTTTACCGACACGACAGATGCAGAATCAACTCAAACTGCAACAGGTATTAACGCATTTAATAATTTATCGTATGGAATTGCTGGTGCAGGGTCAATGAATAACGGTAGTGCGACGTATGTTGACTATATTTTTACCCGTGCGCCTGGGTTCTTTGATGAGGTTTGCTTTACATCAACAAGTGGTATCAATACCGTCACGCATGGTTTAACAAGTGTCCCAGAACTTTTAATTGTTAAACGTAGAGGAGGTGCAGGGTCTTGGTTGACTTTACAAGATACAGGCGCTGCTAACCTTTTGTTTTTAGAAGATACATCGGCCGCAAATGTTGTTGATCCGGTAACATATTTTACAAACAATGGGTCAACGTATACACGACCAACCTCTACCCAGTTTTTTGTTAATAATATTGGCGCAAGCACCTATGTCGCCTACCTATTCGCCACCGTCGCAGGCGTCAGTAAGGTAGGAACATATACCGGAACAGGCACAACACTACAGGTCAACTGTGGGTTTACTAATGGCGCAAGGTTTGTGCTAATTAAGCGCACAGACTCTACTGGCGACTGGTATGTATGGGATACAGCACGAGGAATTGTGTCTGGTAACGATCCATATTTATTGATGAACAGTACTGCTGCTGAAGTAACAAACACAGACTACATTGATACTTACTCGCAAGGGTTTGAAATCAGTAGCACAGCGCCAGCAGCCATTAACGCCAATGGTGGAACATTTATTTACTTAGCAATCGCATAAGGAGCAATCATGTATCGAGTACGATCAACTGGCGAAGTCTTATCTCAAGGACAAGTCAGGAACTTACACAAGAACACATCATTTCCTAAGACCTGGACTCCTGAGATCATTGAGGAGTTAGGTCTTGACCCCGTGTTTGAGACACCAGCACCTACTGTTACACGCTATCAAACAGCGTTTAAGCAAGGTGTTGAGCAGGTGGCTGGCAAATGGGTATGGAAGTGGGCTATCGGCCCTGTCTTCACAGACATCACTAACGAAGACGGAACCGTAACCACGGCTGCTGCACAAGAGGCTGCACACAAGGCTCGGATAGATGACGAGGCTGCAAAGAATGTACGAGCAACCCGTGATCGCTTGATTGCTGAGACTGACTGGATCGTGATTAAGAACCTAGAACTGAACCAGAACGTCCCAGGTATTTGGGAGGTTTACAGGCAGAATCTGCGTGATGTACCATCGCAAGCGGGTTTCCCTCACGAGATCACTTGGCCTATTAAACCCTAATCATGGCACAGCACACAGAAGAAATTAAGCACATTGCTGACGGTCTATCTGTTATGACCGTTATTGGCACGTTGGCTGACGTGCTTCCAGCAATAGCCGCATTATTCACAATCGTATGGACAGGCTTTCGCATCTGGGAAACCGAGACTGTGAAGGGTTGGCTTAAACGCAAATGACCACAATCGCCGCAAGAGTCTCTACGGGAGAAATAGCCGCAGACTCGATGGTAAGCGGCGATGATTCTTTCTACCTGGTCGAAAAACTCCGTAGGGGTAAAAACTCTATATACGGGGCTTGCGGAGACTGGGATAAGTGCTTGAAAATGTTACAGGTGTTGGAGTCCGGTGGAGAACTGGACTCCGACATGGACGTAACCGTTCTTGAGTTACGGTTTGACGGCAAAGATAATGGCCTCTGGATATATGAGGGGACCATTATCCCTGCTCGCATCAAGAACGACTACTGGGCTATTGGGACTGGAAGTGGCTATGCCATTGCTGCGATGCATTGCGGCAAGTCTGTACAAGAGGCGGTGGAGATCGCGTGTATGTACGACACCAGTTCGCATGGGCCTATTGACTATATGCGATTGGGAGGCAGGGGTGGCAGAACAAAAAGTAACAGATGAACAAATAATTGAGGCGTTTCAACGGTTAGGTAGTCCGAGCAAGGTATCTAAAGAACTTGGATTAGATATAAGTGGTGTCTACCGTAGGCGCAACATACTAGAGGCAAAGGGCAAGTTCTTACCGTCCTTCTCTGCAAAGCAAGACTGGGTATTCAAAACCGTCGTTCCAGACAACCGCAGAATAATCACACACCACGTAAACGATGGCCATATTTTTGTCGCTTCTGATTGTCACTATTGGCCTGGGGAAAGCACTACAGCGCATAGGGCGTTTGTAGAACTAATTAAAGAATTTAAGCCTAAAACAATCGTCCTTAACGGAGACGTGTTTGACGGGGCTTCTGTGAGCCGCCACCCGCCTCTGATGGGTCAGGTAATGCCTACCCCCAAGCAAGAGATAGAAGCCTGTCAGGATCGCTTAGACGAGATTGCAAAGGCATCCAAGAACGCAGTCAAACTCTGGACATTTGGCAACCACGACACTCGGCTCTTTGCAAAGATTGCTGCGGTTGCACCAGAACTTGTCGGACTAATGACATTATTTGACTACTTTCCTGGATGGCATACAGGCTGGCGAGTAGACGTAAATGACCATACAGTCATTAAGCATAGGTGGCATGGGGGTGTTCATGCGACCATGAACAATACGATGAAGTCCGGCAAGAACATTGTTACAGGCCACCTGCACCAGTTAAAGGTCACGCCGTGGTCGGACTACAACGGACGGCGGTATGGAGTAGACACGGGCACTCTTGCAGAACCTTACGGAGATCAGTTTGTTTACACAGAGGGTAATCCGGTGAACTGGTGTTCTGGCTTTGCGGTGCTGACGATTAGAGACGGTAAACTATTGCCGCCAGAGTTGTGCGAAGTATTAGATGGTGAGGCTTTCTTTAGGGGAGAGAAAGTGACATAGGATGACAGACGCAGTTCAGGGAGCAAGAGCAGCACTAGGTGGTATAAAAGAAGCAGTAAAAGTAGGTCGAGAAATAAAAGAAACAGCAGTAGAAGTAAACAACTTCCTGGACGAAGAAGCACGAGCAAGAATAGCCTGGAAGAAGCGTCAGCAAGAGATTGCCCGTCGCGGAGACATGGTCTTCATAGACGCGGTCAAAGAATATCGGATCATCAGACAAATACGCGATGCAGAAGCACAGATGTATCGCGACATCGAAGCAGAGTTTGGTCGCTCTGCTGTCTCGGAGGTTAAGTCCTTAATCTCGAGGCTAAGAAAAGACCATCTAGAGTTAAACGACGAGTTCTACCGCAAGCGTATGCAAGCCCGTAGGGAATGGGGGACGCTGCTTGCGTTGTCGTTGGTTATTTACATAATTCTTAAAATCACAGGGGCGTGGTAATGCTATCTTTAATTTCTACACTTGGCGGTCTTTTAGTATCCGGTCTTCCCAAATTATTGGAGTTCTTCCAGACAAAGGCAGATCAGTCCCACGAGATAGCACTTGCAAGGCTTCAGAATGAGATGCAGTTGCAGTTGATGGCTCAAGGTTACGCTGCCCAGGCTCGCATAGAAGAAATCCGTACCGATCAGGTTGCAATGGAGTCCGAGGCAAAAATGACCGAAGCGGCTCTGAAGCATGACGAGAAAGTCATGGAGAAGGCGAGTAAGTGGGCCGTGAACTATGTGGCTACTGTCCGTCCTACTGTGACCTATATCTTCGTTTTAGAACTGGTTCTGATTAACATCGGACTAGCCTGGTTCCTGTTGTTCAAGGAAGGTCTTGGAACGCTGTCGGTAGATGACTTTATTCGCGCTAGTGACCTGATTTTCAGTAGTGATGAGATGGCTATGCTTGGTGGAATTATAGGATTTTGGTTCGGAAGTCGAGGCTGGAGCCGGAAGTGAGTGATACTTTAACCTGGTTGTTTTTTGGTGGCGTGTGCTTCTTTGTGGGCTGGCTAACATGAGAACGTCAGAAAAAGGCATACATTTAATGCATGAGTTTGAGGGCTACAGGAATAAGCCGTACCTGTGCCCTGCTCACTTGTGGACTGTCGGCTGGGGAGAGGTTCTGTACCAGGATCAGATCAAACTACCGATGGTTCGCAAGGATGGTTATACTGGTCTGATTCGCAAGGAGTATCCGTTAAAAGATGCAGATAATCGAGTTTGGTCACGCGAGGAACTGGAGACGCGCTTCAAGGCTTTGCTCGTCAGTTTTGAACGTGGTGTTCTTCGACTTGCTCCCAATCTTGTTAGCAATCAAGATCTCTTCGACGCTTGTGTCGCACTTTCCTACAATATTGGGGTAGGCGGCTTCCAGAGGTCTACGCTACGCCAGCGCATCCTACGGGACGAGCCGCTAGAGGCGATTGCTGAAGGTTTTATGCGCTACACGATGGGTGGAGGCAAGGTGTTGCCAGGTCTAGTCCGTAGACGCAAGGCTGAGGTTGCGCTTTTCCTTCGCTAGTTCCAGTATCTTGGCCTTGAGTTCATCCGTGATCTCTAGGCCATGTTTATCCTCAAACTCGTTGAGCCATTTCCTGCGCTCTGCAAGAGTTTTCTTCTTCAGCACATGACGTGCTAGACCCTCTATCTTTGCCTCATGCTCTGACATGACCATAGCAATCAGTTCCTCACGAGATCTATGCGTGACTCGTGAACTCTTTGTGGAGGGCTTCTCTGACTTCTCTGATTCGCTTGATTGCGTCAGACTTCCTAGTAAATCTTCCAATGTAGTACCGCTTATAGTTAGTGCAGACGTGCGCCTCGTAGTACTTGCCGTCTCTCAGGTACAGCCCCTTGACGTTCGTAGACGTTTTCTGTCTTCGTCTGGAGTTCCACCTGTTCTCCATCTGGGTAGCGGCTCTGAGGTTTCCTAGGCGATTATCTGACGGATTACCGTTCTTGTGGTCTAGCGCCTCTGGTAGCCATCCTCGATGATATAGCCAGATTAATCGATGCGCCATGTAGTGTTTTTTGGATATAGCAATTTTGATATATCCGCGAGGATTGCGTGATCCTGCTGGCTTTTCTGCATAACGCTTATTCCACATCACATAGGCAGACTTGGAACGAAAAGCAGATGCCGGACGAGACCGCCAGTATAGGTGGCCTCTCCGGTAATAGAACAGTTGCTTAAGATCGCTTTGACTTAAGTTGCTCACGGTGCATATCCATGAGTTCCTTCACAACGCCATCTAGGTCGGCCATTGCTGATTCTAGCCCTTCTACCGCCATATACATGGCAGACGACCTGCTGGACGGATCTTGCTCTGCCAGCAGTTCCATAACGGCTATGGGGCCACATATCTTGACGCTGATCTCCTCTAGTTTTGTGGCTACTTCATACGGTGCGAGCATATCTGTATTCCATAAGTTTTGTCACCCAGAATCCAGCACAGTTTTTAGCCATACCCTTTGCAAGCATTTCCTCAGCAGTTAAACATCTCCTGTTAAGTCCAAACTCACCAATTCTGTGCTTATCAAATGCGAATGTAGAGTTAAACAGTTCGTCGCAAGAAGGACACTCGTTCCTGTCACCAACAAGACCAACAACCTTGTTACGGGCGATGTTCTTATAAATCTTGCCCTTATACGAGAACTGTAACTCGTAGACATCCTTTCCTTTTCGGTTCGTTATATCTTTCATAATTAAAATGGGAGATCGTCATCAATGTCCTCAAAATCGACCTTTTTAGAGACTGAATTTGGCTCTTTTTTGCGCGGCTCTTGCACCTTCAGGCTTAGAAACTTGCCCTTGCCAGACTTTGCTTCGCGCAGCCATGCGGCCAGTTCGTACTCCTTACCATCGACATTGATCTTGCCCTTATACATCGGGGCTTTTTCGTTGTCGGTCTCATTCTTAAACAGAACTCCAGAGTTAGTGTTATCGTAGTCCACGCTTTCTCCTTACTTTGTACGCGGCAAAATGTTTGCCATTAGATTCGACCATCTTTCGATCAACGGTATACCCGCTGTTTTTTAGGTCACGGATTCTAGCGGCTAACCGCAGACACCCGCATCCAAGGTAAGCATCCAGCGGCGTGATCCATCTCCGCGACCCTTCCTTCAATACCCATTCTGTTTGACTCATCATCCCCTCGCTGCTAAATAAAGCCCGACATTGCCAAGGCAATAGCCAACGAAAGCAATACCGAGACCGATATTGCCAACGCGTAAAAGATCAACGGCCACCACCGCATATACGATTGCCACCAAAGCGATCAGCCAAGCCGCCATGAGATCCACCCACCTAGCATGACTACGCCGATTATGTAAAAGAAAAACTGTCCTGCCTCAACCATACTTCCTCCTCAGAAAAGTAGTCTTAACACCAAGATTACACAACCCCACACAAGCACAACAACACCGGCGAGGATCAGTCTGTACAACCAGTCCTCGATCATTCGCACTCTTTTCTCACTTCCTCTAGAAACTCCTGCACCTGCTCTAGCATCGCGTCCAGGTCTTTCTGATTTGGCTCAAACCGCACCACGAACAGTTGCTTGCTCTCTGGAAGTCTGGAGTCGAAACTGACGAAATCACACCACTTCCTACCCGTACAGGCGATCTGGGCCATCATCTGATAGCGGTATTTAGCCGGAGGTTGTCCAGCCTTCCTGTAAGCCAGGTGAGTGGCTGAGTTTGGATTCTTGATCTCTACCAGACCATCGTCCCCTACAAGCCCGTCAGGAGACGCTCCAAACCATTCAATGCTCGGGTGCTTAACAAACCCAGTTTGGTCAACAAAATGCCCAGAATGGGCTTCGTAGGCTGCTCTGGCGATAGGCTCTTGTTCTGTGCCACGAATCATTGCTGCGTTGGGCGCAAACGACTCTTGAATCTGTCCTGTAAGCCGTTCTGCTACGAGTTGCCAGAGATAGTTCTCCCTGGTTGCAGTTCCCTTCTTAGCCAGCGCGTCTGATACGCGACTGCCAGTTACATGGCCTAGGCGTTCTTCAAGCCACGCGGTCGTTCCCTGCTCCGCTGAGTTGTTCATCTAGCCTCCTCTTGGCTGTCAATAATTCTGCTTCAAACTTTTCCACCGACATCCTCAAGCGTTGGGCGACGGTGTGTGTAAGATTATACGGAAAACTTACATATCTTGCTTTTAATACTTGTCTACTTATACTAGGTAAATTCCTAATTGCGTTTTCTATAAGTTCACCATCAACCATATCTGGTTGATAATGCGGTTCTTCTCCTTCCCAAATATCTTCAGATTCATAGTTACCCTCTGCGCTGGCAGCGCGGGTACGAATTTCTGGACCAATATGTCCATATATGCAATAGAACGCCCAGTTCTTCAGTCTTTCTTCTTGAACCATAATTCTGCTAACTCCGGTCGGTTTTTCTCAATCCACGGCTGTGCGTCGCGTATGCACTTCAGGCCGTCATTTCCGCAAGTCTGGGAGCCAACGTGGTGGACGTATGCCGTAGAGACAAAATGCCTAGCACCAGCGTCTTTCATGTCTAAGCATTGGATGTCGTCTGAGTACCAGTTGATTGGCGGGAAATTGATCCAGTCGTCTTTGTGAATGTAAGCAAAGATCGGTGCGATCACATCAACTTCTATAATCTTATGCTCGGACTCGTATTTGAAGAACGACATCGGCCCTTCACCAACCCTTACATTCTGGTATCCTCTTGCGTAATCGCTGCGTGATGCGACGTAACCGAGGTCTTTTATTTGCCGTTTCAATTGTGAAACTTCTTTCTTCAGCGTAGGCCAGGTGTATGGTGTAAGAACTACGTCGTCGTTAGCAATCACAACCTCGTCGAATTCTTGGTAAGCGGATTGCATTACCGCGTTGTAAGCCTCGCCAAAGGTCTTGTGATCGTTCGGTAGGTTGATGGTGCGGTGACGCGGTAGAACCATGTCAGAACCGGCTATAAACACCGTTACGTCGGTCGGAACGTAGAAGGTAATGGAAGCCAGCATAACTGGCAGACACTTCGCGTTAGTCGTGCAGATGGCTATGGCTTGCACTTCTTGTACTCCTCGGCTCTGTGTGCAGCGTGTATTGTAAACAAGT